GCATTCATAGCTTCAAAATTAGCCAATTCAGCAGGGGTCATAGCCGCCAAAGAATTCAGAGCCGTACCGCCTTCAAAAGCACCCGCACCAGCATTGGCTAATTCAAATGCAGAACCAGCCCCTGTTCCCGCTGCGCCTGTTCCACCTAATAAACTATCAAAAGCACCAGCACCACCAGCTACTCCCAATATGGCAGCTTGCACATACGGGTCTTTTAAGGCATCTACTAAACCACCAAAAAATGATTGATCTTTTTTAGTTTTAACTGTTCCAGTAAAATCACCATTAGCATTGTAAATTTGCATCGGTGTGCCTACAGGGGCTTTATAGTTGGGATCACCTGTAGTTTTAGATGAGGCAAAACCTTCAAGACCACCAATTTCTTGCGTTTCACCTGAACCAGTTACTCTATATTGTGGAACAATAATAGTATCACCTAGTATTGCTGACGAACCATTAGGAATAGTTGCCGCAACCCTAGCAGATATTTTTCCCTCTGGAATATTGGCAACCCTTGACATTTGAGAGGGCGAAACACCATTGCTCGACATGAACTGAACAATTTGAGAATCATTCATGTTTGGGTTAGCCAACAAGCCATTGATAACTTGTTGATCTGTTAACCCAATGGTTTTGCTAACTAATGAATTTGCTAAGTTGTCCATGATTTAGGCTCTCTCAAACATTGTAGTAAGGCACTTTGTAAGCCTGACCATTTACTGTGACATTTATAAACCCAACAGGGTTAGCTGGAAGCGTTGCCGAACCAGTTGTTGCAGTCGTAGCAGAACTGAAATTCAACAAGTTTAGAAAAAACTGTTGCCATGACCGTGTTGGACGATTAGTCGCCCCATCCAAAAAAACTGATTGTGGATATGGGTTAATCTGTTGTGTGGTTGAAAGTCCAGAAGTAGCCATTAGTTTTCTGCCCCTTGCAATTTAAGATTTGCCGAAATAATGACAAAGTTCACAGGATCAGTAACCGAAACCTCAAAAATCCTGTCACGGGCTGTCCCTAATCTGCGCCAAATAGCACGATTTCTATATTTGCCAAGTTGACCAACGCTTGTCCAATGCTCATTTGACCATGTAGAACCACCATCATTTGACCATCGAAGCATTGCTTGCGGATTGTTTGTGGTTGTGGCTATTACTGGCTGCTGAGTCGCCAAAATGTATGTCTTTTCAGGCTCAATCGTCAATGTTGCACTTGCTGTAATTGTGTAATTATCACCCAAATAAACGGTGTTTTCATTGTTAACTAGTTCAACGCCTGATATGCCAGTTGTCCCCACGCCTGGCTGAAACTGAATCTGCAATTCATCAAAATACTGACGTTGGAACTCAGTCACCAAATGTGGCGCTCTACGCAATCTGCGGATATTTTGACCATCGTCTGTGTAATTGGTTTTGTCCAATTCATACAACTTGCCATTTTCATAGTCACCAACAATGACTAAGCCTTGAAACACCGCACAGCAGTTACCACGGTGACGTTGGTATTCGTTTGTTTCTGTTGTGTATAACCATTTATGCCACATGGCTGTGGTTGCGTCATAAGCCCAAGTTAACTGAAGTGATGGGAAAGTAACAACAAAAACCTCATGGCCTTCAAGTTGGTAAGTCCAAGAAAGCGCATCGCCAACATACTGATTGGCTAAAGTATTCTCTACAGCATGAGTAGAAATACGTTGTGGCACATAACCTTGCATTTGCATGATCTGCGCTTGACCACGGTTGTTGCGGGAAACGTAAGCAAATGAGTTACCAAGTCGAGACAAAGAGAATGGCGCAGCAATACCGTGTTGGGTAGAAGTGCCAGGGATTCTTTGAAATGGAAACGGTACAGCACCAACGTCTGTCCACACCTCTGAGGAAATCTCACCCATCAGATAAATTTCACGGTGATCCACAATCAAAGCCACCAAATCATCTGGTGCGCCATCTTTAAGTGAAAAACTTAATGGGGGTGAAATAGGCGACAAAAGGTCACTAGCGCCAAATTGCTGAGTCGTTGGGTTGTTATAGACAAAGTAGTTGTCAATAATATCTACCGTGTTTGCACCGCTAAACGCACCATCAGTAGAGGGTAGAACAGAAAAGTTCAATCCATACATGGTCACGCCAACAGCTACTGTACTTGCCACGCTCACCGTGTATGTACCAGCACCGCCTGAGCCTGTCCCAAATGCCGTGATGATTGTCCCAAGGGTCACACCTACACCACTAATCGTCTGACCAACGTGTAAAACGCCTGAAGTAACCGCAGAAACAGTCATTACTGTACCTGCAATAGTGGCAGTTACTACCGCACCAACAGTCGCAGAATTCATGACTGAAGTTGCAACAGTTTGGCTTCTGTTAATCGTATATGTACCAATGCCGCCAGACCCTGAACCAAGCGCAGTAATTACTGTTCCTGACAATACACCAATGCCAAACAAGGATTGTCCAACAGCAATAGTGCCGCTAGAAACGCTTGCTACAGTCAATGTTGTGCCACTTGTAGAACCAGTAAACACCGCAGACGCAGGGCTTGATATGTACCATGTGTAACGATAAGCACCGTCCACAATATAAACATTGACACCGTTGTCTGTGATGCGGACTATTCCTGTACTGGAATTAAGTTGACCAATCACCGCAGGGACAAAATTAGCCGTAAGCGCATAGACGTAAGGGCCACACACGGCAATCATTTGCTCACCGCCTGATACGGTGTGAAGCCCCCTCACCTCTTGCATATTAGGCAAAAGGGTTTTAAGGGTAAGGCCAGGCGTTGGGTACAGCGCAATCACCCCACGCTCACCCTGCTGCTTTACAGGATCAACTTCAGGGAAAAAGTTAATGCACTCTTGAGCATCTTGGTAAATGCTAGGTGCTTCATACGATGAACCAACAAAACCGAAATCTGGCATGGTAGTTCCTTAAATAAAGCCGCCCGTGAGAATCCATCCAGCGTCTTTTGCCCTGCCTGTCAACAAAGCATCAGGGTAACGTGCAGTTTGCAATGGCGACATATTGGTGCGCTTCAATGTCGCTTTGGCTTGACCCGCAAACGTCTGAATCATCGTTATTTGCGTTGGAGAGGCTTTGCCATACATAGGCATCAAACGCTCTGCTAAACACCATCTAAGGCACATTGAATAGCCTTGTGGCAACATTACGTCCTCATACATTGAGTCATAACGGCTGAACAAGGTATTGGCAAACAAGTGCATCTCACCCTGAGATGGGCTAGGCCAAATAAACAAGTTACCAGAATCAGAACCAGGGTTAAAGTACACCGCTTTAGGCCACGGGCCACTTAGCGTCTTTAAACCAATCATTTGGTAACTGTGCAATTCCAAAACCGACATTGGGTAATCCAAACCACCGCCCGTAATGGGCTGACCATTGGATGTGGTGTTAACCCTTACAAACGCTGAATCAATGTTTAAAGGCTTTTGGTAGTAAGCCGTGATGGTTGTGGATGCAACAGTTTGATTGATATTGACTAGATATGTGCCTTCTTCATTGATGTTGCCACCAGCACCTGTCAACAGTTGAGTAATCTTTGTTCCCGCTGCAATTCCAGTTCCACTTAGGGTTTGCCCTTGAGCCAAAGCACCAGACAGAATGCCTGAAACGGTCAGGATATTTCCTGAAATTGAGCCTGTAAAAGACGCACCTATAAAGTTAGGCGTTGAGGGATTAGGGCCAATCGTGTACTGAGTCTGTCCCGCAATAACAGGGCAAATGATCTCTGTGACATTGAAAACCATCATGTTTTCGTTTGACCATTGGTCAATCATGTCATTTAACATTTCAAACGCATCTAACGCTGCGTCTGGAGTAGGAGTTTCACCAGCTTCCAATGCACCTATGTCTTTTAACGCTCTGCTAATAATTTCATAAGGCACAGCCATAGTGATTCCTTAACTTAATCTAAATGTGGGCGGCTTCCAAGGCAAAGCAATTTCTTGCTGTTTTTTGACCGATTCAAGCTGCTCTAATAGCCTTGATTTTATGCTACTTACACCATCTTGGGTAGTGCCTTCATCAATCCAATTTGCAACCATTTGCTCTGTTACTTGGGATGTTGGGATTGTCGCCTTTGTAGGGTCAAAGTCCCAATAGCCTTCAGTCTCAATTCTTAGATCATCTTCAATCAATGAAACGTGATATTTAGCCTGAATAATGGCTTTTGTATCACCTTTCAATTCAGAGATTTTCCAAACAAATCTCATGGTGAATCAGGCCATGTAACAGACCAAGGGAAACCGTCTTGAATGGTAATGTCACGCAAGGCTTGGCGGTATGTTGCCCATGCAGCTTTGTCCACAGGGCTGTCAGCCACTTGTGTCCAATCGCAGTCAGCCAACTTGTCGCTACGGGTCTGACGCACAGACTTGGCTTGTTCAGCGTCTTTAGCGGTTTTGTAGGCGGCTTCTTGTTCTACGGCAGTTGTTTCGCCATCAGTAAAGACAGGGCCAAGCACATACTTTGTGTACCACTTACCATCAATCTGCTCAACACCAGAGGCTTGAGAGTATTGGTAAACAGTACCGCCAGTAGCTTGTGCGCCTTCTAAGACTACATCAGCACCCAAAGCCTCTAAGACTTCAGTTGTTGTTGTTTCCCATGACGGGCCACCATTGGCTTTTGTGTATGCACGAAATTCACTTTCATACATAACTGCGCCTGATTCACGAATTCTGATTTGCATGATTACTCCTTAAAGTCTTGCGGCTCTATCAGCCAATAATTTGCACCGCTTTCAATTCCAATGGCTTGCCCGTTGTCTAGCACAATTACGTCAATTTCCCAAACATTGTCATTAAATGTGTCGTTAATTACTTTGCGACTATCCACAGCTATTACCTTATGTGCTTGTAAAAGGCTTAAGACTTGGTTGTTGTCAATGTACTTCATGCTATCGCCAAAAAGATGTAGCTTGCGCCATTAGTGTTAATTGCCGCCAAAATTGAAGCATTGACAGCAAACCCTGTTGAAACTGTTGTGACAGAACCAAGGGTTGCTACTTCAGCTCCTGTGGTATTTAAACGTAAATAAGGGTCTGTTAATACAGTCATGCCACGAGCTGTGTCGTACACATACCAATCACCAGTTGAATCTGTACGCTTAATCAGAACAAATCTTGCACCGCCCGCACCAAATCCACAATCAATAGTTTGAGTGCTTCCGTTGCCTGTATAGCTTCCTACTTTTGAAACACCTGCAAGAGTGGCAAATAACCATGCAACGTAAGTTGAACCAGAACCATTTGTTTGTACACCAGACCCAATGCTGAATACTGATGCTGTTGGTGTGGTATTGTTAAAACTGCTACTACTTGCTACAGCCGCAGTTGTATTTAAAAATACAGCGTTAGTTGCGCCTAATGATGAAACATAAACGGGCCAATCTTGCGAGCCAGAGCGTTGCTTAACTATTATAAATTCAGGAATTACACCTAAGTTATGTGTTTGTGTAGTAGCACTTCCTGTTCCTGAATAACAGACTTCATCAAAAAAATTGGGCGCTCTGGCAAAACCTCGTGCAATCCAAGTTCCACCAGAATTATTAAAATAAGGTTCTCCTGAGTTAGCACCATACAAACCCCAACCAATACTATTTTTTACATCAAAAGCGTTATAGGTGCTCCATCCCCCATCTTCACCCCCTGCCGCACCAGTTCCTAAACTAACATTACTGCCCCTTAATCTATCAAGAAATACTTGACCATAATCTGCCCAACCAGTAGCGTTTGCGCTTCTGCTTGATAAAAGCATTAAATCAACAGGAAAACCAAAATTGCCAGCAACAGTAGTGTTTGCAGTTGCATTGCCTGTGTATGCGTTTGCTTGGTACACACTAGTCCCCACAGTAGGCACTTTCATCGGGCCTCTGCGAATGGCTATGTAGATGTGCTTATTACCACCACCACTTTGATTCCATGTAAAACCTGTTGATGTAAGAACAGGGCCAGAGT